ATACTAATAAATTAGCATACCTCCTAATTCCATATGCTGATCAAAAATCTGTAGTATATCATCAGGGCAATCTAGCAATGGAAAGATTGTCCGATATACTTTCGGCTAAGTTATTAGATAAAGAAGGTCATTTAGACAATAGAAACGCTGCTTTAGTGTTACAAGCTATCCGCATGTTGTATGATCGTGTCTTTCCAGTAACACAAAGGATTCATCAGATTACAGAGGATGGAACAAAAAAGAATAATAAAGACGTTGATTTAGAAGATAGGATTAAACAACTTGAGAAGGAGTTAGGCAAGAAATGACAGAACAAGAATGGTTAGCGCAGAGTGACTATGAAAAGAACCTTTGGATAAGAAATATATTTCATAAAGCGGCTACAAGTTGGAAAGACTTAGAGCACAAAGACTACCTAAACTGGAGAGGCTTCGGCATGATCGTTGAGAAAGACGATGTTTTAACTTATTCTTTATCGTATTGTCCAGTGCAAGAAAATTATAAAGTTATATTAATCTGTGACTTAGGAAGCCGCTTTGTTGCAAGCGCCCCAACACCATGGGAAGCAGCATCTTTGGCATATGGTAAACTAAAGGGGTTGATTAAATAATGGACGCTAAAGCAAGGTTAGAATATCTACAGAAGCTAGAAAAAGAGAAACAATTAAAGGAACTTAAAGACCTTTTGCCTCATAAATACTCTCCTGTATATGATTGGCAGAGAGAGTTTATAGAATCTAAAAATAAAATGAATCTATGTACTGCTGGTAACCAGTGTGGAAAGTCTACATGGATGATTATAAAGGCCATTACTCACGCTACAGAGCCTGAGTTGTGGCCTTCTTTATGGCCTGAGATGCACGCTCAAGGTATGAAACCTACACAGTTCTGGTATCTCTATGAAGATAAGGCCATGATAATGCGAGAGTTTACTACTAAATGGATTCCTGAATGGCTTCCAAGGGGTAAAGCTAGATATGAAGGTAAGTATAGATGGGAATATGCCAAGAAGGATAAAACCATTGAATATATTTACTTTCCAGAGACAAACGTATATATCTACTTCTTCTCTTATGGTCAGGGTGTTGATGCTCTACAGGCTTCTACAGTATGGGAAATGTTTATTGATGAGGAATTACCATTTGAAAGCTACGATGAATTATCAGCTCGTTTAACAATTCCTAGAGGATTTTTTAATGCTGGCTTTACTGCTGTTAAGGGTCAAGATGAATGGCGAAAAGCAATGGAGCCAATGGAATCGGAAGAGGAAATGTTTCCAGATGCTCTCAAACGCCAAATATCGGCCTACATGTGCCGAGTTAAGGAAGATGCAAGCCCTGGCCTATGGGATGATGAACTAATTAAACTACGAACCGCACAGTGCTCTACACACGCAATGGTACTTCAGAAGATATACGGAAAATTTATTAGGTCTGATGGATTAATGGTATCTCAATTCGATTCCAAGAAACATTTTGTTAAAGGTCAACCTTTAGTTGGTGATTGGACTTATTGGGCTGCTGTAGACCCTGGTTCTGGTGGAGAGAAAGCTCACCCTGCTGGTGTTATAGTTATGGCTGTAAATGAGGACTGTACTTCAGCTAGAGTTATCAAGGCATGGAGGGGTGATAAGCAAGATACCTCAAACAGTATGATATTACAGAAATATCTAGACCTAACAGCTAATATGGAAATAGCTGGTCTTGTATATGATAAGGCTTGTAGGGATATATTTATCTTAGGTCAACAGATGGGTTTACCAATGATTCCAGCTAATAAGGCTAGGGATGAAGGATTTGGTGTACTTAACTCATTATTTAAACATGATATACTAAAAATATTCTTTAGTTCTTCTTCAGATGAAACGCATAAGCTTAAATCAGAATTATTGTCATATTCAGGAAGTCAAAGTAAAACAAAGACTTCTACACCAGATAACCTAATAGACCCATTAAGATACCTATGTATGCAGATTCCTTGGAATTTAGACAAAGTAATAAACTATAACATCCAGAAAAAGCCAGTAATACAGCCAGAATTTGCTACAGGTAGAGATGCGTTTATTAAACGTCAACAAGAAGGTCTTTTCTCAAGAAACGTCAAAGACGATGAAGAAGATGGTTATGAATCATTAGTGACTTCAGAACTAGATGAATTTAATGACTATTTAGACGACTATTAAAATATAATAACTTTTTATTAAAAAATACTTGACAAATTATAATCTTATATGCTATAATGCAAGATAATGTAGTTATTTGTTTCTGTTAGGAACCAAAAAGGAGCAAAATGTCAGGTAAAACAAACACTTCTGAACTTGATATCTTAGAAATCATTAAAGCGGTTAAAGATAGTAAGTTTGGATATTTCCGTATTAAGTCAAAAGGTGTTGAGATAGAGCTTAAAGATGCTAAAGAAGTAGAAGAAGTTAAAGAAGTCTCATATGTCCCAGGAAATTACACACAGCCTACAGTTAAGCCTAAAGAACTAGAAGAAGATGATTCTATGTCTCTATCTAACAGGATAAGAAACATGGACGAATCTCTCCTATATGAGCTTGATTATGACCCTGACCTTAAATGTGACCTTTTAGAAAATAATATAATTCAAATCGCTGATAATGGCGAATATAAGTATGTAGAGGAACCTTATGCCAAAGAATCTTAATCATACAGTCCTAGATTCAATGTATCGTCACTCCGACTCATTGGATAACAGGCACTTCCAAAAGTTAATGTCCTATGAAAGACTTATTCAAGGTGATCATTTCTATCAATCTATGCAAAAGCAAATAAGAACTTCTCGCACATGGGAAGGTTCCTCTCCTAAAGCTAGATTAAGATTAGTCCAGAACCATTTGGCAAGATGGCACAATTACTGGATGAATGGTATAATTAATCAGGCTTCAGATGTTGAACCTATGCCAAAGAACGATAATGAGCTAAAGGATAGAAAAGCTGCTGAATTAAACAAATCAGTTAAATCACATATAGCTGAACAGGTTGACTTCTACAGTTTGAGAGATAGACTTGTTGGCGATTATCTTAAAGGTGAATGTGCTGTAAGAATGGGATTCAATGCAGATAAAGGTGCTTTAGTTCCAGGTGAGATAGAACAAGCTATTGATGAGAATGGTCAACCAGTTATGGAACCTTATGTAGACCCCACTACTGGACAGCCTATAATTGACCCAATGACAGGTCAGCCTCAAATGCGCCCTGTGCTTATACAGCCTCTAATGCCTTCTGGTGTTATGACTATGGAAGCTGTAGAGATGGAAAACCTACTTCGTGACCCTATGGCTAGAAGTTGGTCTGAAGCAAGATGGGTATGCCATAGAAAGACTAGAGATAAAAAAGATATTATAAAGTTAGCTAAGAAACTTGTAGACAATCCAGAGGCTCTACAGGAAATGATCAATAAGCTATCTGAAGAAGATGAAACATTAAGTGCTTATAAAGGCACAGATAATACATACATGATCGAAGATAAAGACAGAAAAGTATCTGTAAGAGAGTTCTTCTGGCGTCCATCTATAGAATATCCTAATGGGTATTATGTAATGTGTACTTCTAGCTTCACTATTCTAGAATCAGAACTTCCTGCTGGCGAATTTCCATTTGAATTTGAAAACTTCGATAATGTTCAAGGTACTCCTAGAGGTGCTTCAAGAATTAAACAATTAGCTCCTATACAGTTAGAAATCAATAGATGTGTATCTAAGATAGCTGAACATCAGATTACTGTAGGAGATGACAAGCTTGTTACACAGGCTGGTTCTAAAATAGCTGAAGTTAACAAATACGATGGTATTAGGATATTCAAGGTAACTGGTGGTTTCGCTCCTCAGTTCCTTCAGGGACGTTCTGGTGACCAATATGTTGACTTCTGGATTAACAACGTATCTATGCTTGAGAAGATTGGTGAGATGTCAGAGATATCTGAAGATAAGATGGTAGGCATGGAACCTTATGCTATATTCTTCCTTTCATCAAAACAGAAAATGAAGTTTGCTAGACATGCTACAAAGTTTGAAAGATTTCTAGTAAGACTATGGAAGAAGGCTTTAAGGATTCATAAACATCATGTGCATCCTAATGCAGTTATCGAGATGGTCGGTTCTCCAGAGAAGGTTAATATTGACGAATACAAATCAACGACAGATATTGACTTCCAGATTAAGCTTAAACCTAGAACAGAAGACCCCGACTCTCTAATTGCTCAACAGCACAGTTTAGAAACCCTACTTCAGTATGCTGGTGGTAATCTTAATGAGGCTGATATTGGTATGATAGCTAAATATAGTCCATTTATCCAAAAGACAGACATGGTATTAGATTCCACTCTAAAAGCTGATAGGGCTACAAACATGATCTTAAAACTAGATAAAGGTTCTAACATGCCTATATCTATCTCAGATGACCCTGACTATATGTTAAGGAGACTATCCTCAAGAATGTCTATGGCTGATTTTGACGACATTACATTTAGACAGCAGGATGGTCAAGTAGTTCCTACAGACGTTATTAAACAGCTATATCAAGCAAAGATTGCTGAATATGAGAATATGATTGCAGAGAGAGAAGCGAAAGCTCTAGCTATGCAGAGGGAAATGATTCCTACAACTGGTGGTCTAGTACCAGTACAGATGTATGAAGCAATTCCACAAGAGGATGGTTCAGTTAGCTCTAAGAGAATACAATTACCTAATGATGCCCTAGAGTGGTTAATTCAAGCTCTTAAAGCACAAGGAACAACAGAATCATCTATATCAAATCTCCCTGGAGGCGTGGCTGCCGATGTTCAGGGTATGATTTCTGAAGGGTATAACAATCAGTGATATGATTGTTTAGTATAATTAAACAAAGGAGTTTTAATGGGTGACACCAGTAATTTCGAGAACAAATACGAAGAAGGCATGGGACTAGAAAGTTTAGAACAGATTGCTGAAGAGATAGCGCATGAAAACGCTGCTCCAGAAGTAAATGCTGCTGACATTCTAGGTGTTTCTGCTGCCAACAGTGGCGAGAGTGAAATCGAACCACAACCAGTTGTTGAAGAACAACTTGAACCACAAGAGCTTCCAGAGGAATCTGTAGCTCAACCTGAAGCTAAGTTAGAAGAAGAACCAAAAGCTGAAGTAGAACCTCAACCAGAGGTTTTAGAAGAACCAGCTTATGAGCCTAACTTCCAATATAAGTTTCAGGATGAATTTCACGAATTTGATGACAGGGTGAAAGCTGCTATCAAGACAAAAGAAGACGAAGATTATTATAGAGACTTAATCACAAGGGCTAGAGGGATGGAAATCCAGAAGACTAAGGTTTCAGAGTATGAAACTAAAGTAACTGAGTGGGAAGGTAAGTATAATGATCTAAACTCAAGATCAGAGTCTAACGATCAAACAATTCAGTATATATCAAATCTAATGGAAGGTATCTCTAGGGGTGATAGCCAGAGTTTTGACAATCTATTAGGGTTGTGCAATGTCAACAACGATACTCTACTTCGCTTGGGTGAGACTTTAGCGAAACATATAGAGAATCCACAGGCATTTGTTCAACAACAGCAACAGAGGCAACAGCAAATGGCGCAAGTTCAACAGCAACAGCAAACACAAAGTGTAGATGCACAAGCTCAAGAACTAGCACAACAGAGGACAGAGTTCTATTTAGATAGAGCACTATCCGATAATAATGTTGCTGATATTGTAAGTTATGTAGACAGTGTAGCTGGAGAAGGCTCATTTAAGGAAGAGGTTAAAGCTATTGGAGCACAGATGGTCGCAGAGAACCCTAGATTAACTTTTGACGATCTACCATTGATTGTAGACAAAGTAGCTCAGAAGTATGCTAAATTCGTCCCTGCATCTCAACCTGCTGCTCAACCACAAGCTCAACCTGCTCCAGTTCAGCCTGAACCAGTTATAAAACAACAAATTGTAAAAAACAATACTACTACAACTCTACCAAACGTATCTTCTAGTGGTGGACAGGTAAAATCTAATGTATATAAGCCTGGCTCTGGACTAGATGGATTATCAGACAGATACAAACAAGTAACTGGTGATGAGTTGTAAGAAAAGGAATAAACTATGAGTAATCAGACTTTTTCAAGTTTCTTAAAAGTTTATCGTCCTGTCAACATTTTGATGGACGAAGTAAAAAAGAGAGACTATCTCTTCAGAACAATCAAAAAAGACAAAAAGTGGAAGGGTGGAACATATAAGATACCTTTAAACACAAACAAAGCTTCATCAATTAAATTTGGTGCTTTAACTGCTACTGCTTCTATTCACGAAGCTGGAACAACAATGGGTGAAGAATCATCTTACATTGAAATCTATCAATCATTAAAATTCAATCATCTTGATCTTGACTTAGGTGACAACTATGAAGGTTCTTACATTAAGGTTCTTAAAGATACTATCGAACCTGCTGCTGTTCTTTACAAAGAACTTATCTCTAACACAATTCTTAATGGTTCAAGAATTGACGTTCTCTTAACTGATGGTCAAGTTGGTGGTACATGTACTGTAGCTAACCCTGAAAGATTTGAAATCGGTCAGCTTGTAATCCTAAGAAACAGTGACCTAACTGCTGCAGCTTTCTTTGTAACAGCTATCGACATGAACGCTGGAACATTGACTTTATCAGCTACTCGTGGCGGTTCTGGAGCTAATATTTCAGCTTACACAACTGCTAAATCTTCTGCTATCTACTTCGACAACACAGTTAATACTTCAAATGGTGCTTTCCAGAATAGCGTAAATGACCTAAGATCAACAGTTCTTTCTTCTGATAATGGTGGTGGTTCAACTATTCATGGTCTAACAAAAGCTTCTTATAAGCAACTTCAGGCTCACAACAAATCTCTAAGTGCTTCTACTGCTGAATCTCTATGTGAAGACATCTTCAAGATGGTTATCGAAACACAGAAAAA